GTACGTCCCGCGTTCTTTGCGGGCTCCAAAGGTACAACATCATTTTTTTTTATTTTTTTTGCCTGTACACCCTGTACTTTCACTATTTTTTATTTAAAAAAATGATGTTGTTGTTGAAGTATAGAAAAAGAAAACATGCCGTGATAAACCGGTTATTAAAATTCATCAATAAGGGTTATTTTTATGAAAAATCAAATAGATACCTATCAATTTATAAATCATGATTTGCGCATAATCACCGATGACAAAGGCGAAATTTGGTTTATTGCAATGGATGTCGCTGATATTCTTGGGTACAAAGATACTGAGGCTATGACTCGAAAACTGGATGAGGATGAAGTTCAGAACCTACGATCTGTAGGTTCTGAACTTCAGAACGTAGGTTTCAATAATCGAGGTGTGAACCTTATTAACGAATCCGGTTTGTATTCAGCGATTATGACCAGCCAAAAACCGGAAGCAAAAACCTTTAAACGCTGGATATTTTATGAAGTTTTACCAGCCATCCGCAAAACCGGCTCGTATATCGACACCGGCCGCAAGCTGACCACGCTAAGCCATGAAGAGATATACCGTAACTTGGCAGATCAAGCCGCAGCGATGCGCAAAGCCCTGCCGGGCATGCGCATAACCGACGACTGCAATCTGCTGATTTCCGATTCAGGCAAGCCCAAGGATAAAGTCTCGTATTACCGCGAAATGGACAAACTTAATTTACCCAGCATCGTCGTTGTTGAAAAAAAGCCGATCAAAGTCATTTTTGACTGGATCGAGTACCAAAAACATGATCCGGAGCTAATTAAAAAACTCTACAAAGAACTGGGCGCGCTATGCGCCGGGCGTCAATCCATGTCTGATTACTGCAAAGCCAAGCCCTTCGAAATGTCCGGATCGCTGGAAGAGCTGACCGGCTTCCAAACCGTCTTGGAAGCCCAACGCCTGGCTAAAGCAATGCGTGAATTAGTGGTGGATACCGTACGCCATTGAACCGGTAAGGCTTTGTGTGTTAAAAGTGCTTTTAAGCAGTACAATCAACCGCAATAAACGCAGGTCGTAAATACAAAGGGGGATGGGGAATTGACATTATTAAATCAAGCCGATTTTGCCCGGCAGATTGGAGTCAAACAAAATTATATAACGCAACTGAAAAACGACGGGCGCTTGGTAATGATCGATGGCATGGTGGACGTGGATTCTTCAATACAATTAATATCAGATACCGCCGATCCCGGAAAAATAGGCACGGTGGAACGCCATGCGCAGGAACGCGAGCAGAAAATAAACAGCATGCAAGCGCCAACTTACGACGAAATGCCCAGGACCGGCAATGCAGGCAGCGCCTACCAGCAAGCGCGGGCCATGAAAGAAAAGTATCTGGCAATGCGCTCCAAGCTGGATTACGAAAAAGAAGTCGGCCTGTTGCTGGTCGCCAGCGACGTGCGCCTGGCGATCGCCGATGGCGACGCCATCCTGTGCAATCGCATAGAATCCATGATCTACATGCTGGCGCCGCAATTGGCCGATGAACGCGACGAAGGCAAAATACTGGCGATCATGCTGGATCATTGGGAAGTCATGCGCGGCGAGTTGTCCAGAAAATTTAACGAAATAGCCTAAACCACAAAAAATAAAAACAATGAACTTAAAACATAAGTCCTGGCCGATTGATAAATTGATCGAATACGCCAACAACCCGCGTAAAAACGATCACGCCGTTGATAAAATCGCAGAAGCCATCAAATTTTTTGGCTTTAGAATTCCAATTATTGCCAAGTCTGACGGCACCGTCGTTGACGGACACCTGCGCCTAAAGGCAGCAAGAAAGCTGGGCTTAACTAAAATCCCCGTGATGCTGGCAGACGATCTAACCGACGAGCAAATTCGCGCCTTTAGAATCAGCGTCAATAAAATGTCGGAACTGGCGGATTGGGATGAAGATCTCCTCCGCGCCGAATTGCTGGATTTACAGGGCATAGAGTTTGATATGAGCTTGCTTGGCTTTGATCTTGAAGAGCTGGATGATTTGTTACTGGAAGATAGCCAGCCGGTGGCCAGCGAAAAAGAAATTAATTCGGAAACTGACCACCCAAGAAAAAGTTGCCCGCAGTGTGGTTATGAATTTGACGATCACTAATGGCTGAAACCTACCCCAGCGCCGCCCGCCTCATCCACGCGACCCGCGCGAAAAGCTTTGCGCCGCGCAAAGTGCAAACCGTGTCAGAATTCGCCGACGCCGAGCGCCGCCTGTCCAAAAAAGGCAGCGCCGAGCCGGGTCCTTGGCATACCGACCGTAACCCGCCGCTAAGGGAACCGATGGATTGCATGTCCGCGCGTTCGACTGTCAAAGATGTCGTAATAATGTTTCCAGTGCAATTTGGGAAAACGGAAATCGCCATTAACTGCCTCGCCTACCACATGACTAACGGCTTCGGTCCGATCATGGTGTGCCTACCTGGCGAAGTATCCATGAACAAATGGGTACAGCAAAAGCTCAACCCCATGATCGAAGAAACGCTCATCGTCCAAAGATCCTTGGTCACCCAAAACAGCCGCAACAGCGCCAATACCAAGGAATTCAAAGATTTTATAGGCGGCCAACTCTATCTCGAACACGCCGGCAGCCCGTCGCGCCTTAAATCCACTTCAGTAAAATACCTGATCGTAGACGAACTGACCGAATTCGCCGGCAACCTGGTCAGCGGCGACGATCCCTTGATGCTGCTTGAAGATCGCACCTCCGCCTTTCCCTCCACCTACAAGCGTTTATACATAAGCAGCCCAGGCATTAAAGGCCTGTGCCGCACTGACGAACTGTATCAAAAGTCCGACCAAAGACGATACTTCATGCCCTGTCCGCATTGCCAGACCGAAATCATTTTCGAATGGTCCGGTCTGCACTGGACCGAGGGCGGCCAGGATGTGCGCTATATCTGCCCGGAATGCGCCTGTGAGATTGAAGAGCACTACAAAACCAGCATGATCAAAAAAGGCCGCTGGATTGCCACCAATCCAGGCCCGGCCTTGAGGGGCTACCACATCAACGCCCTGTATTACCAGATCGGCCTGGGACCGCGCTGGGCGGTGCTGGTCGATATGTGGCTCCAGGCTTGCAATGATCTGGCTCGGCTGAAATCATTTTTAAACTCCCGCCTGGCTGAGACCTGGGAAGATCCCGCCATGCGCGCGGTCAAGATGAATGTGATCGCCGATCGCGCCGAAGCGTACCGGCTCAGAGTCGCGCCGGTAGGCGTCGCATGCATCACCGCCGGCGTCGATACCCAGGACAACCGGCTGGCCGTGCAGATTATTGGCTGGGGTAAAGGCATGGCCGCCTGGGTGCTGGATTATGTCGAGCTCTATGGCGATCCGGCCGACGATGCCGTGTGGGTAGCGCTGACCGAACTGTTGAATAAACCCATTGAACATATTAATGGCTATAAACTGCCCATTTCGGCCACTGCCATTGACGCAGGCGGGCACAGAACCGAGGCCGTCAAGGACTATGTAAGGCAACGCATGATTCGCCGCCCTATGGTCATTTTTGGGGCCGTGCTTAACAATGCGCCGGTGCTGTCCAAACCCAAAGCCCAGGATGTTAACTGGAAAGGCGTTTTGAGCAAGCGCGGCGTGCATATCCATCATGTCGGATCCGTGGCGATAAAAAACCTGCTGTTCGGACGTTTGGCTACCGATGGCGACAAAGAAACCGCCGCGCGTCTAGTACATTTTAGCGAAGATTTGCCGCGCGAATATTTTAGCGGTATAACGTCGGAAACCTTTGACCCGCGCACTAACCGTTTTATCAAAAAGCGCGGGGCCCGTAATGAAATGCTGGATTGCTGGGTCTATGCCTACGCAGCCGCCTACCATCACGAACTACGCCTGCATTTTTATACTAAAGCCAAATGGGATGAACTGTTGCTGCCCTACGCCGTTCCACTTGATGCGGAAACCCGGCGCAATCAGCCGGAAGTAGTTGCAATCAGCACTGGCGGGATTAATTTATCGGGCTGGGGACGTAAATAATGTTTGAAATTTGGACTATCTATGCTGATCCTAACGACTATCCGGGACTTTTTGTCGCCAGAAAATTTATGCTGGACGTACCCACTGATGAAATTATTATTTCGGAATCGCTTACAGATTTACGCGAAATATTAAATACAAATTCGGCACAAGACTTGATCTGTTTCGAGCGTTCGGAAGTTGATGATCCAAAAATCGTAGAAAGCTGGCTATGAGCGATATTGTTACCTGCATCATTGAAAAAATGCAGGAAAAAGTCCCTGCCGTTACTGAAGAAATGGCCGGAAACATAGAGCGGGTAATCCGTCGTGACTGGGGCGGATGCATGGTTTTCATAGCAAAAACCTGCGTTATAAAAAAAACAAAAAAAAACAAGAAATGACCGACATTATTTTAGGCATAATCGACATAGTGCAAGAAGAAGCTCCTTCTGTATCGCCGGAAACCGCGGTCATTGTCGAAAAAAAAGCTCGTCTGAAATGGGGCGGCGAGCAAGCCTATATCGCCAAAACCTGCGCCATCATTGACAGCAAAAAACAAACCATCAACAATGCCCTGAAAGCCGGACAAAGCATTGCCCAGATTGAACAACTGCACGGCATACCGCGCAGCACCATTTACCGGCTGATCAATCATCATAAAAAAGAGGTAAAACCATGACCGGATTAACCCTGGCGCTAGCCCAAGAACGTCTTGCCGGCTGGCTGGCCGCCGATGCCGGCTTGCAAGACGGCCAAACCGTCAAATATAACGACCAACTTCTGACGCGGGCCGATGCCGCCGAAGTACGTAATAATATTGATTATTGGCAACGCAAGTGCCAGGAATTAGCTTCATCTGAAAAAGGCCGCGGACGGTCACGGACCGTATCGCCCAGCTGGTGAATAACATCATGCTGGATCTGGAAACGATGGGAAAAAGCAATGACGCTGCCATTATCGCCATCGGCGCCGTCGCTTTTGATCTGCAAATCCAGGCGATCGGAGACAAATATTATACCGTCATTGATCTGGAATCAGCGGTTGACGCAGGCGGCGTCATGGACCCTGAAACAATTTTATGGTGGCTGCAACAATCCGAGACCGCGCGAAAAGCATTCGCGGAACCGGGCAAATCCATTGTCGAAACCTTGCGGCAATTTCAAAAATGGGCAAGCGGTCAGTGTGTAAAAAAAGAGTTAAAAGTGTGGGGCAACGGCGCCAACTTCGATAATGTGATTCTCGCCTCCGCTTATCGCCGCCTGGGCTTGCTACAGCCCTGGTTTTATTACAACGACCGTTGTTACCGGACCGTTAGAAATTTATACCCGGCTATTCCCATGCAACGGACCGGCATCCAGCATAATGCGGTTGATGATGCCGAAAGCCAGGCCCGGCATTTAATGTCATTATTGCCTGCCAATTAACAAACTCCCGGAATCGCCATGTCAAAAACCTTGCCTGATCAACTCATCGAATATTTCAGCCCGCAAACCGCGGTAAAACGTTACAAAGCGCGGGCGATGATAGGCGCTTATGAAAAAGGCGGCTACAACGGTGCGTCCCGATCCCGGTCGGCAATTGGCAATTACAACCCGTTGAGCGGCGATGTTAACGACGACACTTTGACAGACTTGCCGACCTTGCGCTCACGCGCTCGCGACCTAGTGCGCAATGTACCGATTGCGGGCGGCGCTATTAGTACGATGGTCACGTATATCGTGGGTACTGGCCTATCGATGCGCGCGGCCATCGATGGTAATAAACTGGGACTGGCTACCGGCGAGGGCGGCAGATGGCAGGATGAAGTCAATACCCGGTTTTCGTTCTGGGCGGAATCCGCTGATTGCGATGTCGCCAGGGGGATTAATTTTTACGGCATTCAAGCGCTAGCGCTGCGCGGCATGCTTGAATCCGGCGATGTCTTTGCCATCATGACCCAGGCTAAACGCGGCGGTCGTTTGCAGCCGGTTATACAGCTTATCGAAGCCGATCGCGTCTGCAATGAAAATATGGTCAGAGATACCAACACCCTGATAGCGGGCATTGAACTCGATAGCGATGGTTCGCCGGTGGCCTATCACATTTGCAATCAGCACCCTACCACCTGGAAACCGGGCCTGAAAAAAACCTGGACTCGCGTCCCGGCCTTTGGCACGCAAACCGGCCGTCGCAATGTCATTCATTTGTTTGAGCGCCGCAGGCCAGGACAAGTGCGCGGCGTGCCCATTTTAGCGCCGGTCATCGAGCCGTTAAAGCAACTCGGCAGGTACACCGAAGCCGAGTTGCAGGCTGCCGTGGTATCCGGGGCATTCGCGGTATTTTTAAAAATGGACCCGAACGCCTTTGCCGAATTATTTGATGATATGGGCCGCAAGGAATATCTGGAGTCAGCCAGTAAATGGAAAGGCGATTATCCCGCATCCGGATCCGACGGACCCGGCAAAGCGGTTAATCTGTTACCCGGCGAGGAAATGATAGAAAGCAATCCGGGCCGTCCCAATGCCGAATTTGACCCCTTTGTAAAAGCTATTCTCAGTCAAATCGGCTGCGAACTCGGTTTGCCATTGTCGGTGCTCACCAAAGTGTACGACACATCATACTCAAGCGCCCGCTCCAGTTTGCTGGATGCCTGGCGGGTATTCCGGATGCGCCGGGAATTGATAGCCGCCTATTTTTGCCAGCCAATCTATGAAAACTGGCTGAGCTTCGAGATTGCCGCCGGCAACATCCAGGCTCGCGGATACTTTGAAGATGCTATGCTGAGGAATTACTGGACGCAATGTGATTGGGTCGGCGACGGGCCGGGATCAATCGATCCGATCAAAGAAGTGCAGGCCGCCGACCTAAGAGTAAAAATGGGCATATCAACCATTGCCGCCGAATCTATCCTGCATGATGGCGGCGACTGGTGGCAAAAGCAAATTCAACGCACTAAAGAGCACTCTATGCGCGTGGGTTCGGGTCTGGAACCCGCGGTCCCTC